TGTTAGCGATATTGAAGGACAGAATAACGGAAATGTTAATTTCTTGCAATTTCCAAAAGATCGTGCTAAATACTTCATGACTTTAGGTATGAGTGAATATAAACGTGTAAATTTTATGAAAATGGATTTGTCAGTAACCGATCATATAGTTTTGCCTTTACCACAACAAATGGTTGACAGTCATGGCGTAAATTATGAACAAAAAGAATTATATCAGTTTGCAGGGTCAACAGTTGGCGGATTATCACAAATGTTTTCCGGTGATGGAACGGGTGCTATGTCTACATTAGGTTCTGGTATTCTTGGTCTTATTGCTCAATCTGTAGGAACTGCGGCGAATCTTCTTACCGGGTCAAACATATCTGAAGCAACGCAAGCACAATTTGGCGTAGCACCTAATCAATTTTTAACAGTCATGTTAAAAGGACCACAATATAAAAAACATGAATTTTCATGGAAACTTTCACCACGCAATGAACAAGAATCAGAGGCAGTAAGAAAAATTATTCTGACTTTAAATAATTCAATTGCTCCTGGACTAGCGGGGCCTTATTTTACTTTTCCTAAAGTATTTGAAATAAAGTTTAATCCCAACGAAAATGTTCTTTATAAATTCAAACCTGCAGTTATAGAAAATATGTCCGTCAACTATGCCCCTTCAGGTGCGCCCGCATTTTACAGAAGAACAGATGCTCCCGATTCTGTAGAAATACGTTTACAATTTTTAGAACTAGAATTTTGGCTTGCTGGTCAATTTAGTGGCAATTCAATCGTATCTGATGGAAGTAGACCGGGTGGAGGTGTATAATGACCGAACGTTACTTCATAAAGTTTCCTAACACTGTTTATTCAAATACTGAGTGTAAAAATATAACTTTACGTCCAACTCTTTCAGATAAATTGGATGCAAGTCCTACTCTATTTTACAAATACGCTTTACAGACGGGTGCTAGAGCAGATGTAATTGCATCCAATTATTATGACGATCCTTATTATGAGTGGTTGATCTACCTCAATAATAAGGTAATTGATCCGTATTATGGATGGCATTTAAATGATTATGATTTTGAACAGTACATAAAAAAGAAATATGGATCTGTTGAACAAGCACAAAAGAAAATATACTACTATCAATTGAATTGGACAAATGACGATAACGAAATAACACCGTCATTTTATAATTCTACACTACCTTATGTTTTGAGAAAATATTATACACCTGTTTTCGGTTCGAGTGACAAGATTATAGCTTACAAGAGACGCCAGAGTGATGTATTGTGTAACACAAACAAATTGCTACATTTCGACGTTACTATTACATCAGGTAATGGTTATACGATAGGCGAAATAATCGACATTAAAAATTCTTCACTCACAACTGTTGTAGGTGGAGCAGAAGTTGTATTTGCAAATACTACAGTTGTAAAAGTTAAAAACATTTCTGGTAACACATCCGCAACAAACAAGATTGTAGGTGAAACTACTAACACGATTTCAACAATAACAAATACAGATATTTTATATGAAAATTTAACTGATGAAGAAGCAGTTTATTGGAGTCCCGTATATTTCTATGAGTATGAAGTCGATAAAAATGAAGCAAATAGAAATCTTAGATTGTTACACAACAACTATGCGCTTGAAGCAGCAGAAGAACTTAGAACTATTTTAAAGGAATAGAATGGCTAGTAATATAGGAACATATTCTAAAGCCGTTATTAGAAAGTGTAGTGTTAATGGAGTTGACATTACACAATCGGTAAGAATGGTTTATACAGGATCATCTATTATGACACCATGGAATGTGGGAAAAATTCTTGTAGTTGACGGTGCAAGAATACAGGATGGTTTGTATAATGCGGGTGTGCCTATGCAGTTAGTATATTCGGCAGGTGACTCTAGTAAGGTTAGAGAAATAGAATTAGTAACTATGGGTAATCTTGGCGGTATGCAAACACAAAGTAACCGTGTGGGTGGCACTGAATTGATGGGTATCAGTCAATCATATTTTAACATGCAAAACGAGCATACTAGTTATCATCAAAATGTTACAGCATCTGATGCACTAAAAAAATTGCACAAGGAAGTCGATTCTAGGGGTTCACTAACAGTAACTACATCAAAAGGAATGATAGGTGATATTGAACCTTTTCATTTGCGTGGTGTTAAATTGGGTCAGGGTGCCAACAATATAAGATCTCGAATGACTGACGAAAAATATAAATCTGGTGCATATGTTTATTACAAAGATCAAGATGGACAATATTACAGCATGCCATTTGAAGAACTTATGGATAAAGCTAGTATGGGTGGAACGACCTTTACTAAAATGCCCATAACGAATACACTAACTCAACAGGGTTTAGCAGCTAGAAATATATTCGCTATGAGAAAAGGTGCAAATGGTTCTGATTTTGGTAGTGATAACGCTACAAATTGGCAACAAACAGGAAATCAACGTGGTGGTGTCGTAGACAAAGGTTTCGATTTTGCGTCAATGGAATATAAGAAACCCGATGCAAAGGAATATGATCCCTCAAGTCGTAAAACTGCAGGTAAAACACAATGGCAAGGTGAAAAGTCATCGACACCACAGATGGTAAATCATAATTTTTACTATGATAAAAATCAAAAATCAAAACAAGATTTTGAGGGTGATGTTGCAAATAGAAATGTTATGAGCAAAATGGCGATGCAAGGCTCTATGACAGTAAATGTTTCGATGGAAGGTGGATTGCAGTGCAAAGTGGGTACTGGCTGTGCATTGGATATTCCTGCTGAGGTCGGAACAGGTTACGCAGCAAAGTCAAGTGCTGGCGGAAACCATCTAATAATAGCTATGGGGGAATATATAATGATGGGAGATCAAGGTATGCAAGGTATAGTTTCATTACAAACATCAAGTGGCGGTAAACAAGGATCAATGTTCTAATGTCATCAGAATCATCACAATATGGACGTGGAAAAGGATTTAATTTTTTTATAGCAGAAGTTACTAATATAGATTCGCCAAATCAAGACGGATCTGTACAATGTAGAGCATATGGAATAGAAGATAATACATCAGCAATACCTGACGATAAACTTAGATGGCATAAAGTTGCTATGCCAACAACATGTGGTCAGGTTTCTGGTGCTGCAAGTATGCACAATCTACAAAAAGGAACAAAGGTTTTGTGTATTCATCTCGATGACGGTGAACAAATACCTATAATTCTTCATGTATTGACATCTAGTGGAAAGGAAAGTTGATATGGCTGTAAATCCAGAAACAATCGGAACCCCTATTTCTGCTAGACCAAAAAATGATCCGAGAAAGATAGACGGTGTTGCGGGTGATGAGAAACTTCATAGTTTATTAGATAGCGCAAAATCTTTATATGATATAACATTGGATGAAGCTGGCGGTAAACCTGCTATAAAAGCAAAAGAACCAACAGTAGGAACTCAGCAATTTGACAAAGCAAAAAACGCTGTAGATTTTGTTAAAAAATTTGATCCGAAGAACGCAGCAGGTTCTATTCCTTTTGCTTTAAACTTAGCGACTATGGTTCAAAAAGGATTAAATCCTCAAGACTTCGTAAAGGATTTGTTGGGTAGTAAGATAACAGGTTTGCTCGGGCAATTAACTCAAGTAACAAACCTACTTCAACAAGCACAAAACTTATTGCCAGCACAAGTTCAACAATTGATGCAAATGGAGCAACAATTAACTGGAGTTTTAAATAGCGAACTTTCAAGTGCTGTTGGAAAAATACAACAAGTTACTGATACAGCAACACAAATAACAAACCTCGCCAACAATGTAAAAAATACAATTGAACAACCATAAAGGTATAATATGTCACTTGATCCAAATGATTTACAAGCAATAGCAGAATCTAACAAACAAGCTATATCCAAACAAAGAAATCGTGAGCGTGAAAGAACACCTGATGCAAGCAAGTATAATAAGGGTAAGTATCCCATGCGTAAGGTTGAAGAACATGTTGGCGGACATCGTATAACAGTTGATAGTACCCCCGGACATCGTGTTATGGAAAGATATCACGGATCTGGCACATATGAGCAATGGTCGGAAGATGGTACAGAAACAAAGGTTGTTGTTGGTAATGTTCAGCAACATATGAAAGAAGGATATACACTATCAATTGATCAAAACGGTGATATTCGAATTGAAGGTCATGCTCGCTTGGTTATTGGCGGCGGAGCTCATATTGAGGTTAAGGGTGATATGAGTATGGTAGTTACTGGTGACATGTCTCAAACTGTAACTGGAAATTTTAATCAAGTAGTGGTAGGCGATATGATTACTACAGTTGGCGGAAAACATAGTACTATATCGCAAGGAGATCAGTTAACAAAAACTGATGCAAATTTTACAACACAAGCTGCATCCAATTATAAAATGACAGCAGGTGGGACTAGTGACATGGAGTCTAAAGGAAATATGACTAAGAAAGCACCTAGAATCGATCTAAACCCGTAAGGATAAATAAATGCCAGCAGTTGCTAGAAAAGATGAAACGGATACAGTTGATTGCGTTGATGGAACACCCGGTAGCGATTGTTCTCCTGGCGTTAAGAGGTGCGATAGTCCATCGACACAAGCAACTAAAGCAGGATCAGGTGATGTAATTATTAACGGTATAGGTGTTGTTAGGGAAGGTGATATTATGAAACCTCATCCCGCACCTGAGTGTAATTGTCCACTTCATGCACCAGTATTGACAGCATTTTCTTCTAAAGTATATGCAAACGGAAAAAGGATTGGAAGAATAGGTGATTTATATACTTCTGGCCATGTTATATCTAGTGGTTCCGGTAATGTTTTTGACGGCAGTCCACAAACAAGTTAAATAAACAGGTAACAAATGGCAAGAGCAGAATTAAGAACACCATACAATAAACCAGACGAGCGTTACAGCGATTTTTTGATGAATATGGATAAGAATCCTGTCACAGGAAATTTGGCAAGAGCTACCAACGAAGACGCCGTAAAAGAAGCCATCAAGAATCTCGTTCTAACCAACAAAGGTGAACGATTCTATAATATTGACATAGGGTCTAAGTTGAAGGCAGCACTATTTGAACCTGCAGATGTAGGATTAGCAGACCTTATTCGAACAACTATAAGTCAAACAATAACATATCATGAACCTCGAGTTAATTTACTCGATGTGCAGGTATTTGATGATTCCGACCACAATGCATATAAAGTAAACATCTACTTTAATATAATAAATATACCTGACGTAATCCAGTTAGACCTTTTACTTAAAAGAGCACGATAATCAATGGCCAATTCATCAATAAATCTTGTAGATCTTGATTTCGATACCTTAAAGGGTAGTTTTATCGAATATCTTAAGAGTCAAGAACAGTTCAAGGACTACAATTTTGACAGTTCAAATATGAACGTCTTGTTAGATCTTTTGAGTTACAATACCTTTAAGAACGCTTTCTATCTAAACATGGCTTTTGCAGAATCATTTATTGATAGCGCACAGTTGAAAGAATCGCTATTCTCTCATGCAAAGGAATTGAATTATTTACCACGTTCTGCAAGAAGTTCATCTGCAAACGTCACTGTTTCCTTTACAGCTAGTGGTGAAAGTCAACCCTACATAATTCGTAAAGGTCAAACTTTCTCAACAGTAATCAAGCAAGAATCATATACGTTTAGTGCTCCTGAAGATGTAATCTTGACATCTCCTAACACAACATTCACTACTACTATTGACATTTATGAAGGAATCTATACAACAGATTCTTATGTTATGGATTACAATCAAACTAGACAATTTTTTCCCATAACCAATGATAACATAGATACAGACAGTATTACAGTTTTAGTATATGAAGATAATTCTTCTATACCAAAAAAGTACATCAGAGCTATTTCATTACTTGACTTGACTGAAACTTCCGAAGTATATTTCTTGCAAGCATCTTCTAGAGGTACATATGAAGTAACTTTTGGTGACGGTGTTATAGGAAAGCGACCAAAGAACGGCAGCACGGTAGTCATCGACTATCGTGTTACAGTAGGTGCAGATGCAAACGGCGCTCGTTCTTTCTCTGCTAACTTTGATCCAACAGGTTCTGGCGAATTAACTTCACCTGTTACCGTATCAGTCAATAAATTTAGCACCGATAGCAAAGGTGCATATTCAATCAATGGTGCGGCTGCTGAAACAAACGAGTCTATTCGTTATTACGCACCGAGACATTTTCAAACTCAAGAGCGTGCTGTAACCGCATCGGATTATGAAATAATTTTGAAAACGCAGTTTCCTGAAATTGGTGCGGTATCTGTATATGGTGGCGAGGAAGAAGACCCTCCAAGATACGGAAAAGTTTTCGTAGCGGTTGACATTAAAGACGTTGAAGGTTTGCCTGACATTAAAAAGACAGAATATTATAACTTCATCAAATCACGTTCACCTCTTTCAATTGATCCTATCTTTACTGAACCAGAATATACTTACGTTTCGGTTAAGGGTAATGTAAGTTATAACGTAAATAAAACCACTCGCAAACCAAAGAATATGAAGGCCGCATGTACATTAGCGGTTACAGAATTTGCAGATACATATCTGAATGACTTTAAGAGCACTTTACGTTACAGTAAATTAGTGAAACAAATAGATGATGTTGACACTAGTATTGTAGGTAACCAAATTGATCTTAGAGCTTATAAGAAAATGACTCCTAAGTTGGGAGTATCACAGGACATTGATCTCAAGTTTAAGTTTCCTTTAGAAGAAACTTATTACGTACTTGACACTGTATCAACTACTAAATCGCATGATATCCAAGATGTGCATATCGTTACTTCATCTGTGTTCACATTCAAAGGTGAAAAGTGTGAAATAGAAGACAACGGAAACGGTATACTTCGTATCGTACAGTCAGAAGGTAATAACCACAAAATTGTTAAGAATGTTGGAAGAGTAAATTATAGAACCGGTAGAGTACGAATAAACAATTTTAACATAGATTCGTATGACGGTACCTTCTTTAAAATATATGTGAAGCCAAGACAAAAAGACATTATAGGTAACCAGAACTACATTCTTTCTATAGAATCAGATGAAATAGATATTGATGTTAAGGTAGTGAGAGAATAATGTCATCAGTAGAAAAATATATTTCGAACTTCATCGAAACTCAATTTCCTGAAATCTATAGAGAAGAAGGGCCAATCTTTGTTGAGTTTGTTAAGAAGTATTATGAGTGGTTAGAATCTTCAAATAACACTATATACCATTCTCGCCGTATATTGGATTATAAGGATATTGATGAAACTGTTGATGACTTTGTTGTCAACATAAAAGAAAAGTATCTAAAAGAAATTCAATTAGAAACGGTCACACAGACTCGTCAACTTGTCAAACACAGTTTAGACTTGTACCGTTCAAAAGGAACCGAACGCTCTGTAGATTTGTTTTTTAGAGCTATATTTGGTGTACCAGCACAGGTATATTATCCTGCTGATGATATTTTTCGTTTATCTGATGGTCGTTGGGTAAAGCCTAAGTATCTTGAAGTTTCCCCTTCAAGTTTGAATGTTGACTATGTCGGTAAACAAATCTATGGCGTAAAGAGTGATGCAACAGCGTTTGTTGAACGTTTTATCAGAAGAAAGATTAAAAACAAATATATCAATGTCTTATACATTTCAAGTATAAGTGGTGAATTTGAAACAGGTGAAATACTCATTCTACCTGGCGGATCTACTAAAAGGGCTCCATTTGTCATAGGATCTATGACAACACTAGATATTGTAACAGGTGGTTTTGATTTTAAAGTCGGTGATATTGTAACAATAGAATCTGATGGTGGCCTGCAAGGTAAAGCTCGTGTAGCAAAAGTTTCGGATGTAACTGGAGTAGTCGATTTCGATTTACGAAATTCTGGGTGGGGATATACCGCAAACGCTGAAGTTTTAGTATCCGAAAAGGTACTAACAATAGATAACGTATTGCCTTTATCTAATAATGCAACTGAAGCGCCATTTGAAGTTTTTGAGACTGTTGTTCAGCCTATGGCAAACGTAGTTTACATAAACGCCAATGCAACATTGAGCCTTGCCAATGGCGATTATGTTTACACATATTATTCTAACAATGCATTAGCAGGCCAGGGTGTTGTTATCACCTCAACTAACACTACTGCTACCAACGGCGAAATGTTTGTTTCTGAAATATATGGAAACGTAGGACCTGCAACTGAACCATCAGCAAACATGGCAGGAACCATTTCTGTTTCATCCACACGCACCGCCGTAAATGGTTCTATATCAATCAATACCACATCTGCAGTAGTCAATGGATTTTTCACACAATTCACTATGGAATTGGTTGCAGGAAAAACAGTTAAGCTATTTGTTTATGCAAATACCAATAGTGCTATACCCGGTGTAGTTTCAATCAACACTTCATCTGCAGTGGTGAACGGATTGTCAACAACATTTACAACTTCTCTTGTAGAAGGTCGAAATGTAAAACTAGTTGCATATGCAAACGGCACGTCTACACTTCTCGGAAAAAATATACGTAGAGTAGTTTCTATTGCAAACAATACACAACTAACATTAAACGCTGCACCATCATTCTTATCTAACAACACTGTCATCGAATTGATGGACATGGGTCCTCTATTAGGAACTGAGTATAGAAGAATCGTTTCGATTGCAAATGACACACAAATGACTCTAAGTTCTAATCTGTCATTTGTCTCAAACAATACTATTATGCAGTTGATTGATAGCAGATCAGTTATTGGTACGGGCACTAACTTTGTTTCTAATTTTGCTTATGGCGATGATTTGGTGGTATATACCAATTCAACTTCTTATGTCATGAGAACGGTTAATGCTATAACAAA